GTCTGATGTTTTCCAATATAGAATTTACCATTTATCCTATTTGTTGTTTTGTAGATAGTATAAAACATTCCTAGTCTCCTTACTAGGATATTTATACGTCTAAATATTTCAGAGCCAAGCGAGCTACTACTGCTCCACCCCGACATCAAACTGGTGCTGGCAGCAAGAATCGAACTCGCGACCTGATGATTACAAATCAACTGCTCTACCAGCTGAGCTATGCCAGCATAATTGGCGATCCGTTAGCGCGGTGAGATTGGACCTCTCACTTACTCCACCCCGAAGACTTATGAATCGCGACGGATCAAGCGCGATGAGAAGCTAACCATGACTCCTCGCGGGTCTATTTAACGCGACCAACCGTTCTTGGTGGAGCCATACGGGTTCGAACCGTAGACCTACTGCGTGCAAGGCAGTCGCTCTCCCAACTGAGCTATGGCCCCTTAAGTGGTGCGAGATGACGGGATCGAACCGCCGACATTCTGCGTGTAAAACAGACGCTCTCCCAGCTGAGCTAATCTCGCGTTATTGTGGAATAGTTTTGGCAATCTCTTCGTACGACACTGACTTACAGATCCAGAACACCTTAGAGTTCTTGGTGCCGAGTTCTAGTTGTGTTTGATCGGCTATCTTCTGACCGTTCTGTTCGCAACTCTTTTGAGTATTGAACTCCGGCGCTAGAGGGTACTGAGTCATGAGATTGACCGTACCGTTCACGTTTACAGAAGCTACCACTAAGATCCAAAACATCATCACTTCCTTGTTTGGCTCTGGTGGTAGGATTCGAACCTACAGTGGCCTGATTAACAGTCAGGTCCCGATACCAATTCGGGTTCACCAGAATAATCTCTTACAGTCTATATATTATAACAGTGCAGCACGTTTGTACATGCTAAAGTGGTACCGCATAGCGGAATCGAACCGCTCTTTTTAGGTTGAGAACCTAGCGTCCTGACCGATAGACGAATGCGGCACATCTGGTCCCGTGTATGGGATTCAAACCCATGATCTCCACGCTTGAAAGGCGGGTATGTTAGCTCGCTACACCAACACGGGTAAATGGTAGACGAGGAGAATTTCGAAATCTCGACCCACGGTTTAAGAGACCGTTGCTCTGCCTCTGAGCTACTCGTCTATGAATTCTGTGAGAAGTTCTCAGCCCGTATTGGTTAGACTGAAGGTCTCTCTGACCTCTGATGGGCTTCTTACGGCGCCAAACTGGTTGGGACAGGTGGATTTGAACCAACGACCTAACGCTTATCAAGCGTTTGCTCTACCACTGAGCTATGCCCCAATGAAACTGATTAGAGAGGATGTGTGTTATGGATACGAATAGACTCCCGTATCGTTCGCTTTACTCTGTAGCCTTATTGCAGGATCATGACTCCCTTTTCAACTACAACTCAGTATTGGCCGTGCCGGCCGACAGTGGACCCATTGACTGTGCGCTTACCCAGGAACACTGAGATTTTCCACACACCCTTTCTAATCAGTTGTCTCTACAAAGATACATGGAGTAGTTGTTTGTCCTACTACAGGAATCCCAGCCCTCAGCTCTTCGCGAAGAGCTTACATGCCACCTGCTCGCGATCCATGTATCTATGAAGAGACAACCGTTAAGTTGTCTCGACAAGTTCTAACGATTTCAAACAGCGTATGCGTATGCTTACATAAAAAAGGCGGGATCTTTTGGATCCCGCCCATTTAGTAGATTTCTCTACTTATCAGACGAGACCAGCGGCCTCAACGCCCAGTGCAGCAATACCGGCTGCGATGACCTGGCGAGTCGGAGTACCGAGACGATACTTGTTGTACGTTTCGCCCATCGAGTTGGTACGCTTATTCAGATAGATTGCATATCCAGCTTCACGAAGAGTACGAACTGCGCTATGCGGATCGCTCAGCTTGAAGCGTGACGAGATCTGCTTAGCAGTAAGTTCTTCACCGTTCTTGAAAGCCTGCAGAACCTGATTAACCTTAGACATTAAGACTTCTCCATTTCAAAGTGTATTTATCACGGCCTCACCGACCGTAGGGCTTATTCTACTTACTTTTTGCTAAAGTGTCAACATATTTTTTCAAAGAATGTCGACTACTTTACCGTTGTTATCCACAGCGCGCACACGCTGGCCGGGATAACGCTCCGCAAGAGAACGCATCTCCTGCAGAATCATCTGAGAGCTGTTGAGTGTGATGGAAAACGTACGCCAGTTGCCGCTTAGATCTTGCAGCTGGATCTCGATGTTGTCCATGTCAACCTCTCCTCATTCGTGCGATGTCCGCAGCGTCTTCAGCTTTGAAGACGGGGACCATGTTAGACTTGTGCATGGTGGCAATACCAAGCAAGTTGCCACCAGTGTAGACCTTCTCGTCTGGCTTAGCACAGGCGCCAGCAGTGATGCCGCGCTTCTGGAATGCCGAACGATCAACCATCATAGAAGCATTATACTCTGCCCGCCACATTTTGTCAAGCGCTTTTTTGTCTGCGCTCTTACCACCAGTCATCTTGGCAACCCACTGCTCGTGAGCAAGCTGAGACAACTTGGCTTTACCAGATGTCTTGGACTTAGACTTACCAGAACGCGTAGTCGTGACATAGACTGGACACAAGTGCATAGTCATATTACGACCTCTCGATCTTGTCGATCAGATCAGTGAGCCACATCTCTTCGTTAGCAGCTCGGCAATTGATGCCGAGATCGAAATTGTCGCCTGGCTCGACACGAACTTGGAGCGTACGACGGACTTCGTGCAGACGAAGATACAGAGCCTCGACTATCTCATGACGAGACGTCTCGACTTCTTTCGACAGGAATTCAGACATCAGTTCCTCACGTCGTTGTAGTGAGCCACACCGAAGGCCACGATCATACCAAGAACCAGAACCAAGAGCGGACCAAAGACGATCAGAGTATCAGAGGTAGACATGCTTGAACTCCATTGTTGATACTATCTTACCATGAACCGAGGGAAATGTCAACCCTTAACTTCTTGAAGATAGTCTTGGACGTACAGATCGAATCGAGAAGCGTGTTCCTTACGAATATCCATAGAAGTAGGACGCCAGTGCTGGCCGCCGCGATGATACATGTGAGCGTTCGGGTTGTCCTTACCAAGACGACCACGTACCAGAACCTTGAATCGACGAGCGTACTTACGACCACAATATTCCTTCAGCTTGACGTTGCCAGTAAGCTCATTAGTCTTTTCCTTGAGGTTCAAGATCTTAGCAAGCTTTTTGACAGTGTCAATCAAAGGATCGTTGAGATCCGCGACAGTGGCCTTGTAGGCACTCGAACGACGATTAGGCATGCTCGTGCTCCTTAGCGTTGCTGTACGCCAGACAATCAGCTTCATCTTGAAGATCGTTGGCGAGTTCCTGAATATACTTCAGGATGACTTCGCGACTGGTATTTTTTATGATGGCTTCACGCGCTATCATATCGATACGTTCAGCCAAGATTTCAAGTTCAGTTACCGACATAGCCAATCTCCATTTGATGAGTCATTGTATCAAGCTCATCCAGATAAGTACACCGCTATTTTCACATTCGATCAGCTTTTGTTGGTGGTGTGACATTTTTATCACACCACCGTTTTTGTTACAATCGTTTAGATAACTGAAATCTGAGATAAGATGAACTCTTCATCGAAGTCTTCATCTTCTTCATCATGCCAGTGTTTCAAAAAGTTTACAATAGTTTCGTGTTTTGAAAAAAGTAGGCTTATGCAGGGATTTCCCCCACCCGGACCTTCCGGAATATATTTCAAAATTATCGGATTTTCCCACTTTGTTAATATTTCCAAAAACTCTGAAACAGTGGAATTATAATCACAATCGATTTGACATGTGTACATGGTAGGACTCCCTGTTGATATGACAGATCTTATCAAGCCCACCAAGAATGTACACTGCTATTTTCGCATAGCTGCTATACCCAGAGCGCTATTCTGGGCTCTGTGACAAAAATGTCACACCGGTAATGTTACGGAGATTATTACAATTGAAAAGTAACGGAAAACGTTACTCTTCTGCCTCTTCATCCATGACCTCTACAACGAAGTCATAGAGCGCTTCTCTGAGCGCTGTCTTGGCAGGATTGTATCTCTCTTCTTTGATCTTCCACATGTAACGATAGTTGCAGTTCTGTTCTTCCTGCCACATATCATCACGAGCGTCGATCATCTCTTCGAGAGCTGCAATAAACTTGTCAACGTTCTCTATCCGCTGCCTGTACTTTTTCATCGAGGTCCTCCTCTTTTCGACTGAGGTCGTCTACTATAACATACTTGGCTTCCGGATCCAATTCACCGTATGCCTCGAGGATCTTACGCACTTCAATCAATCTCTGAATACAGAGATCGACTGTTTTCTGCGATACTGGGTCATTGTAGCCCTCGCGCAAGTCAGTAAGGACTGCGTCTAGGTTAGTGTCAATAGAGTAGTCTATTTGAACAAGGTCGCCGTTGTCGAGACGCTCTTTGCCACATGGAGGGAACAGGAGGTTTGCCACCTGTTCCAATTTTTCTTCTGCTGTTGTTTTGGGTTTCTTACGGATCACTTTAAACATATCGAACATGCTTCACCCTAGCTTTTCTTACGACCTATATTGTACTTAGCTTCGAGAGTCCAGCTTCCCTTGTCTTTGTAAGGGATGATCTTGATCTGACTCATTGGAGCTTTAGGTTCTTTAGACACTTCAGTGTTGACGATCTTGATGAGACCCCACTCTTCGAGTAAGTTAGCGATCGTATTTCTACGACCCTTGTCTTCAGCAGTAAAGTCAGACGGTTTGCCATCGAGGGCAAACAGTTCTTTGAAGTGAACGATGTAGTACTTACCCTGCTTATGCAGGATATGGCACGACTGGTACAGTTTCTGGTCTTTTCTAGAGGCGACACCGATACGAGTCAGAGTCTCCTTGATCTTCAGGAAGTCCTCTTCTTCAGCTATCTTCACCTCAACTAACGTATCTAATAAATTAGTCATCTATCCACCTTTTTCTTCTATTTTTTTTATGGTGTCGAGCTGCTCCTCGGTAAGGATCTTCAGAGCTTGTCTAGCTTTAGTAACGTTGTATTTATAGTGTTCCTGAATTAGACTTATAAGCTCCTGTTCCTTCTTCAGAGCCCTCTCCATCTTCTTATCTTCCTCTGTCTTCTTCTTGCCAAAGCGTTTTGCTTTACGGACAGAATAAAAAAGGTAGTGGTAGTGGAGCTTATCCGATAGATGATGATAGATGTTCATCTCATTGACATAGAACAGAGTATCGATGTGCGCGGACAAAGACGTGTTGGTACGCCACTGGTTGTACTTATGTTCTAGATTACCATCCAGGCTGAGTGGTTCCTTCTCAACGTTGATCGAGTTCTCATATCGCCAATCATAGGAAGGCTTAACGTACTTCTCTTCTGGCTTTTCCTCTTCTCTCTTCTTTCCAGTTACGTCGATAAGCATCAAGCGAACTCGACGTTGAGCATGACTTCTGCACAGAAGGCAGCGAAGTTGATCTCAGGATTTGCTGAGAACGCGTTCTGATACTGGTACTTTGCGATGAGAGTGATGAGAGCTGGAACGTATCTAACGTCAAAGTAGTCTGCAGCGTTCTCATAGAACTCGTTGTAGAGCTGGTTCACATCAGTATCGATGTTGTTCTTTACCCACTTACGAGCTTCGGTGAAGTTCTTGTCCTTCATGAAAGCTACCAGTTCTTTGATGGTAGTGCTAGTCATGTTTGACAAGATACCAGAGTCGATAGCACCAGTAGCTGAGTAGCGTTGTAGCTCGTTCAGTACACGACGCCAGTCGGGGAAGTGCTTCTTGATGACTTCAGCTACGACTGCACGATCAAACGTAATGTTCTCTGTAGTCAAGATCTTCTCTACACGCTTGAAGAACTGAGCAGCAAGTTTACCAGCAGCAGCCTTAGTAAGCTTGAAGTCAATTACGGAACAACGTGAATGAAGAGGTTCAATGATTCGATTTTTGAAGTTACATGTGAGGATGAAGCCACAGTTCTTGGAGAATTCTTCCATGAAGTTTCGCAAAGCAGGTTGTGTGCTGTTTGCGTTGAGGTAGTCAGCCTCGTCCAAGATGACATACTTTCTACCGCCAGTAAATGACACTGTGGATGCAAAGTTGAGGATTTCATTGCGAAGGGTATCAATATTTCCATTCATAGACCCGTTGATGATGATGTAGTCACAATCCAGCTGTTCAAGCATGGCACGAGCCACGGTAGTCTTACCGACACCCGCGGTTCCAGATAGGATTAGATTAGGAATGTTCTTCTGATCTATAAACTGTTGGAATACTTTCTTCAGTTCATCAGGAAGGATTGTGTCTTCGATAGTCTGCGGACGATACTTCTCTGTCCAGAGGAATTCATTAAGCATATCACGTCTCCATCATAATGTAAAAAGAGGGAAGAGTATATTACCCCTTCCCTCGAAGTTTGTCAAGCGCCGTAAGTAGAGGTGCTTGACACGAGTACCCAGTACTCAATCTCTGGATTCTTGAAGTGGGCGATGCCCTTAGAAGAGATGTCCACTTCATAGTCGACGTTCATAAGCTTGATGATGTTCTCGACCTTGAAGATGATTCGAAAAGTCTTATCAGTCTCACCGAGGTCGATGTTGAAGACGTTACCGCTTGGATTATCTCCGTCGAGTGCTTGGATCTTGATCTTGCTGCCATCGCCGACGATTGCGATCTCGGGAAGTTCAAGCACACCAGCAGCACGAATGACTTCCTTGAGGTTCTTATCAGTCAAGCTAAACTTGACATCAACGGAAGGAAGGACGAGGTCCTTCTCAGGAGCTGCCTTGATAGCAGACTCGTCTGCATAAGTAAAGTTCACGCTCTTGTTTTCGTCGAAGATCTTCACATAGGAGTCGCTGAACTCAAGGTTAGGCTCGCTCATCAGAGAGACGGTTCCGAGGAACCGAGACAGGTTGTAGACAGCGAATCGCTTCGTGAAGTTATTCGGGACTACTGCCTTCGCCAAGATGCTCTTGGTAGGAGACATGGTAGTGATGATGTTACCCTCACGGAACAGAATGCATGGACTGATACGCGAGAAGTTGTTCAGTACCGAAGTAGTCTTTGTATCGAGTTTCATTATGTAGTTTCCTTTCACTTACGCTTTTTAATTGCATCTGGATCTGCTGTAGCAGAAGCACCGATTGCGGCCAAGTCTGACAGAGATCCACCGAAGATATAGCTGCCGACATGTTGCAACTTCATCCATGGGCAGAACCATGTCTTGATTCCTGCCTCTTGTGCTTTTTGGCAGAACCAATAGTCTTCAGACAGATAACGCTCGGACTTCGGATCGATCTCAGCCTGGAAAAACTGCATGATCTTACGTGAGCCGTCGAAGTGTTCTGTACGAACGTGATCTGGCTTGTACATGTATTGATCTTTATAAGTGTCGAAGAACTTCTGCATGGCTTGCTTAGTCACCATCATGAAGCCCGTGCCGATCTCAAGAACTTCACAGGGTTCACCGATCGGGATAGAAGTAGTGCCGTTCTTTGGGTTGAAGACGAAATCACCAACGAACTTTTCAAGGACGTTAGGATCTTTATCAGCAAAACCCTTGTCGACTGCGGTCTTGATCTTTTCCCATGAGATACACTTCTTAGGATAAGGGCCACCGATGATCTCGTACTTCTCAGCGTCTTGAATCTGCAGAGCCATCATAGCGATGACGTCTTGTGGATTGAAGCCGATGTCAGAGTCGATGAACATCATGTGATGTGCTTCAGAGCGCATGAACTCGTCGCAGCAATAGTTACGTGCACGAGTGATCAGAGACTCATTGAAGAGATAGTAGAATTGGAGAGCGATGCCATACTGAGTACAGATGGCAGACAAGTCTGCACAAGACTTAGCAAACATACCAGCACACTGACCACCATACATCGGTGTAGCTACGAAGAGCTTGTGCTGTCTTAACTTTTCAACGTCAATCTTAATTTCCATGAAATATCATCCTTTATCGTTATTGTACTGGGTGTCATGAACGTGTAGTTGAATGATAGCGTAATGAATGACTTTCATCAAGTCCTTACGCCAATCCTCGGGCGTTCCTTTTTTACCATAGCGTTGAGAGTACTTCATCACGTTACCAATACAGAAACCTGTACCATGACCGGAATCGATGATGAACTCTGTAGCTTGAAACTTATTACGCGAATAATGCTCGCCATAAGTTGCCGCTATGTATGCGAAGATCTCGTTGATATATTCGTCTTCTTTATACTTATACGAACTTTCGTCCTGCATTTAACTCCATGACCAATTATGCAAAAAATTCTTCCAAGTTTGCGGACTCATTAGCATACTCAACGCTCTGAGTATGATTGTACTGATAAACAAGATCTTTACCGATCCAGTCTCTCTTGCCTTCCAAGACTGCTTTAACTTCTGAAGCCATGTCCATAGCAGTCTGAACTGGAACGTTCTGACAAATATGATTGACGCTCTTTCTAGGATTCAACAAGATATAGTCTTCTGGCATACCCATGATTGTCAGAGCTTCACGATAAGTGATGTATCTATCTTCATGAGGATGAGTAGTCATCATAGGATAGTGGCCTACGAATGCGCCGATATAGTCTTTCGGCACGATCGTTCCGCGCCTCATTATATTACCACCACTTTCGAGCTTTGTAAACATCCTATCGCACTTTTCTACTTCTTTTTCGAAGCCTTCTTTCTTCATCCACTCACCTACCTGTTTGTAAGTATGGCCGTGGAACTCGATCAGGCTCTTGGCATCTAAGTATCGAACTGCAATGTCAGAAGTATCCAGTTTGTCAAAGTGTTCACGATGAGTGATTCCACCGTGTACGACTTCGAGCAAATAACGATAGTACGGATCGTCTGTTGGCTTCTTCTTGTTGATGGGTTCCATCATGGTATTGGACTTAGAAGCACCAAAGATCACGTCTTCGATCTTTGTGTAGTCTCGATTGAAGTACTTGAGAAGAGGAACTCTGTCACCCTTCCAGAAGAAGTAGAACGTACGCTCTCTTACTTGTGGAACGCCGTGCAGCAAACTCTTGGTACGATACAGTGTCATCGTGTATCCGTTCTCTTTGCCGATGGCAATCAGTTGTTCTCTGATCGGCTTACCGACTTTGCCTGCCAATGCTGGCGCGTTCTCACCCCAGAATACTTCTGGTCGCATCTCACCGAGAACGTACTTGGCTGTCTCGATCATCCAACGATTGTTTTGATTGTGCTCACCGTACTCCATAGAGAACATAGACAAACCAGCACACGGACAGACCGAAGATACGACGTCTACATGATGCGGGTGTTTCTGATCTTTATCTAGGAGATAGTACGGGACTTCGTTGTCCCAATAGTTGAGAAGGTGTGATTCGTTAGCAGAGAAGGGTGAATAAGAGACGATGTATTCTGGTCTTGTACCGAATACTTTAGTCGAAGCGATGGCTTCGCCGCCGATCAGCGGAATGATAGTCGCGTGTTTCATAAAAAAGCCTCAAGAGTAGCATGTTGTACTCCTTTATTTATAGGAGCAGTCAGGCCATTCCATTCCCATCCTTGCCAATGTGGATAGAACTCACGAGAAAGATGTACAGACTGCGGCTTCTCCATGTATTTGAAGTCAAGCTCGCCGATAGCGTTAGTCAATTCATCCACCCACTCGAACACGTGCACATTATCGTGTTCAGCAGTCTGAGCCAGTAGTTCTTGTTTGAAGAAGCGACGGATCTTATCTCTCTCGATACGAGTACCAAAGAACGGCGTCTTTTCATACCAGCCGGTCTTAGGAATATGTCGCTTCTCGTTCTCAATTGGAAGAAGTTCATATAGAGTTACTTGTGCACCATAATGATCTGCAACTTCTTTGGCTTGTTTGACATACTCTGTCACGATGTCGATCACTGCTTGTTGAGGATCTGACTGTCGAAGTAGATGATGACGTACGTCGATGTTACCAAAGTAGAACTCAATGTTATTGAACTTAGCATCAGTTGGTTTGATGAACGACATAAGTCCCATCTTAAGAGCACCATGAAGTGTCTTAAACGGTACAGAGTAGTTGACCCATCCTGGACGATACATGCAAATTGCATGAGAGTCACCGATGGCTATGTTAGGATACAATCTAATGAGATTAGGATCGACCACTTCTGCAGTCTGTTCCATTCTCTTGATGTTGTCCCAATCTACCTGATTCCAGCGTGGATCGATTTCTTTATTCTTAGAAGAAGCTAGATCTGCTTTATGCTTCAGTTGATCGTAGTAGTCTGGAAACGGAATAACCAACGAGTAAACTTTACCTTTGAACTTAGAGAAGTTCAGAAAATTGTCAACATGTGGAAACTCTTTGAGACCACCAAAGAGATTAAGATGTCCTGACCAATCATTACCATGATATACGTACATCTCATCAAAAGTATTATGATCTTCCACATAACGCTCCAACGACATGTTGATGTAGATGTCTTTGCCTGCTTGCTTTAGCTGATCGGCATAGATCACGCCCTGAGCAGCGCGATGACTACTCAGGTTCTTAGCAATGGGAATGAAAGGTGCTGTAAGTACTGCTGTCATAGAAACTTGTCCCAGTCTCGATAAGAGTCTATTCTATCATAAATCGTTTCATCTTGTAACTGCGGTTCTGTACCAACGTTCCACATCAAGATGTTCTTGCCTGTATTCTTGGGGATATACTTCCATACTTTCCCATCATAAGTTGGAACAGACGGGAACGGAGGTAAGTTCTCTGGCTTTTCTGGAGTAGTGAACGGCAACGGTTCTGAGATAACATTACCTCTACCGAGTTCACCCTCTTTGAGATTGCGTGCTACAGCTATACAGTGAAACTTAGCCTTTGGCCATGCGATCTGAAGTGCGCGAGATAGTACACCAGTTGAGATAGCCACATACACTTCATCTGGTGGATCGATCTTAGATGCTGCATGTACGATGCCTGCGGTGGCGAGTTCATGTTTAAGACCAAGTGGAACAAAGAAGGCGTCGTTCTTCTCTGCCCATGCCATAGCTTTCATGTTCAAGATGGGCATAGCTGCAATGCGCTCGAAGATCACTTCTGCGCCGCGCTCGATGCAACATGCTTGATGAAGAGACACACGCTTCGAAGAAGGCATGAACAGAGTGACCTTTTTATTATGTCGCTTAGCTACATCGAGGATCGAAACACCTGCCAGACCGGTGCGAGGTTGTGAATACACGATCCGATCGTAGTTGGTCTTGGATGCAAGAAGATCGCCAGCACGTGTCTTCGTACCTACGATCAAGTCGTCACGTACTACTCTGACTCCCTCGTGCTCGATAACCACAGGATCTGGATTGTATGGAGTCCAACCCTCTGTCATAGCGAGATAGTACTCGCGTGCGGCTTCGTATCCGTATACACCAACGTCTTTGTTGATGCCGTCTATTACATGATTATTGTGCGCCATATTGATTCGTCTTCAGTGACCAATTACGAGGATAGACCCAATCATACGGGATCTGTTTGGTAGTCTGCTTAACACCGTTTCTGATAGCAGTATGCTTATAGAAGAAACAAAGCTTATCTTCGATGTTTAAGAACTTATGAGTATGAATTGGATTGCTAGGATGTTCTTTCAAATAGATCATCTTATCAAGAAAAGAATGACAAGCTGCATTCATAGCGATGTAGTTACCACGATCGTCGATCTCATACTTAGCTTTTGACATGTAGTGCGGACAGTCGAACACCTGAACGATGCCATCAAAGAAGCCAGTACCACCATGCAGGAACGATTCAGGATCGACCCATTCAGGATGAGTCATAGCAATATGACGAGCTGCGTTCTTGCATGGATACATCGCGTTACGAAAGCCGTGCACTCTGACGAAATATTCGTTCAACTTCTTGGCATACTCCATCATAGCATACGGTCTGTTCTTTTCAGTCAGAGTATGATGCATGTCTTCCGCAGCCTGCATAGGTACACGAGTCAACCACTCTTTGACGTCAGTATCTTTTGGATAGTAGATCTGAAACAAGTCAGAACGAGCATGTCGCTCTTTCTCGAATCGTCTTTTCATGGCATCTACGCCACCGTTCTTCCATGCCAAGTAAGTAAGCCAGTGTTCATTGGTGAACGAGAACAGAAGACATGCCTCTAGGACAGTCTTCGGATCAGTTACTTTCTTGACTTCATCTACGAACGGACACTCATGCCAGTGCAAGCGATGAGAGAACTGTTGATAGTTCTCAGCCAACAGAGAATCTTCTCTCTTGTCATAAGCTCTACAGAACTCAAAAAACTTCTCAGTTCGTTCTTCTTGTGACCACTTCCACATCCAGCTTCGAGTAGGTTTGCCCTTCTCATCAAGCTCGACCTCACTGAGATTATCATACACTATATCGTTGGAAGTGTCAACTAATTGTTCAGCTAACCAGTTCATTGACTCTCCTCTTGTATTCTTCGACAGTCATATCGTTCATCTTCAAGACATAGTCGTCTGATGGATGAACGTTGAGAGAGTTGAACGAGTGAATAAGACCGAGATCCAACATAGCTTTTTGTCTGCCAAACGGATGATCCTTGATCTTACAAGAAGACCAGATCTGATCTCTGTCCAAATGATCGTAGTCTGCACCAGGACGAACGTAGTTCTCTACCCAACGAATAAAGTCACAACAAACGTCTTCTGCGTTATACGGATACGCGCCGGTGTCTTCGTAGATCTTAACCATGACTGCATCTAGGAACTTCTCCTTATTCATACGAGTTGTATTGACTGCTAGGTAAGAGATACACTCGACTGCATTGCTGCCATAATAGAACAAGCTATCTTTGTTGACATACTGCGGATACCAATCTGCGATGTCTGCAATGAACGCAGCATATTGAAACTTGTACAGCTTCAGATCGTGCTTTTTATTGAACTCAAACAGCCACTCGCCCATCTCACGAAAGTCTCGCTTCTGGCCAGATTCAAGCCATTCAGCCATCTCACGGCATAACTTAGGTGCAAACACGCTAAGGTAGTAGTCGCCTGCACGACGATAGTGAGTGTTCTGTGGGATCTTAGGGAAACTGGGGAACTGATAACCGATAGAAGTATAGAACGGCTTCATCATAGTATTGACGAGCTGCACCATCTCTTCGATGTCTTTACAAGTATACAGATCAAATAGAAGAGTGTTGTAGTAACCAGATGGCTTAGTAGAATAGTTGATGCCAGAACCGGTGATTCGATGCAGAAGAAATACGTACAACCACTCTGGAAGTTTGAAGTCTGAATGCTTACCTGTCCAGTCCGTGGCTACACGCTTACGCTGAACGGTATGATTCCCCTGTACCATCTTAGGCCAATAGGGGTGTTCTTTAGTCCAACCATAGAAAGCGTCATTGACGATCTGTGAGAAACCAGCATACTTGCGTTCGACGACGTCATATAGTTCTACATGTTCCAGTAGATCGTCGTTCATCTGGCTCTCAGTGTACTTAATAGTTCCTAAGTTACATTTGGCCTGCTGGTCTTTTGCTAGTTCAAAATAGCGTAGATATTCATCATAGTATTGTGTAGTCTCAAGCATCAAGATAGTCTTTCAAACTTTCAAGCATCTTCGCTTCGTATTCTTTGTTATTAAGGTTACGATTACGCGGCGATGGATGATCAATCTTATAATGTGGGATGTTGTATTTATCCAAGACTTTTGATACCACGCCACCGAGAGCTATGATCTTCTTTCGATTCTCGCACTTCTTCTTTAGCTCTTCAACATTGACTAGTTTAGTGTCGACTGAGTTAACTTCATTGATGATGTTACAGAAGTCCCACTGTTTTAGACCAACATGCGTGGTCCAAGTAAGCAGACGTGCGAAAGTACCGTTCTTGAACGGCTTAGTGTTCGAAGACGGTGATAGACCAATGATCAAAAAGTCTGGATGACCGATGTGCCCGGGAATGAAGTCTGGTACAGTTTTAATCATTATTTCAACAATCTTGAGAATTCGATGCCCGCTTCGAAGAACATTTCTTGCGTAGTCGCAAATGAATCTCTCCACTTATCATCGATCTCTACAGGATAACACATGAACACACGCTTCACTCCTACTTGAATAACTCCCTTGGCACATTCAGAACAAACTGGAAGACCGTGCACAAATAGGTTTGAATCCTTAAGAGACATACCACTCAAAGAAGCGTTGTAGATACAGTTCATCTCTGCATGTACTACGTACTTAAGTTTAGTCTCTCTATCTTCAAGTCTGGAACTATTATCTTCTATACCACGAGGAAAACCGTTGTAACCTTGAGAAAGGATCTGACCCTCTTTGCCGACTACTACAGCACCGACTTTAGTACGTGGATCTTTAGACCAAGTAGCGATCTCTTTTGCAAGATTTATATAACGTCTTGTCCACAGTCCTTCACGACTGTATAAGGTCGAAGTGTCGTTCATAGACATGTAAGCTTCCTACGTTCCAATGAATATCACCAGATAAAATACCAAGATCGACAGATAGCTTTTCAAGTACATATCTTTGCCAAGCGTAGTCGTTCTTGTAGCCGAAAACTACGTCGTTACTACGCATCTGAACTACGCAATCGAGTTGATCCTTACGAATCAAGTACTGAACTGCGTTTGTACACATAAAGTCACTGCGGCCATTGTGATTATAATCCAACCACATATTAGGACGAGTGTAGATCATAGTAGCACGGCGCGAGTAAGGATGAGCCATGAGTTCATGCCTAACTCGTTCATATTGAAAATAGTTATCTTCAGACCAGATACACCAACCATAGTTAGAGTTAATGTAACCAGCGTTATCGCATACTTGTTTCCATATAGCAGGTGGACCGCCAGGAATGTCGTTGACACTGAGAGACATCGACTTATACCAATCAAGCTCACGCTTGACATAGTCTTCGTTGACTTTGCCAAAGATAGAGGGTTCGTCAGCTATAAAGCTAGCACCAACGATCTCAAGCATCTTGACACCAGTCTTATCGACTACAAAGTCTTCTACTTCTAGAAGATCTAGAAACTCACGACGAATGTCATCTACATAATTACGAACGTGCATCGGTAATCTTCCTGTTGAAGATGTCATGATCTGGAAGCTGACCGTCGACTTTGCCACGAACATAAGAGACAAAGAAAGAAGAATAGTTGATCAAATCCATAGCAGAGTCTTCGAGAGACTCGAAGTTAGGTGTGTAGTTAGGATCATTCATCATAGCTTCCATGACCGACTGCATACGAAGCATCTTTGCATGCATGATGTCATGAATAGTGAGACAACCATTAGGATAGTAGTCAGCTTGACGAATACGAGAAGTAGAATTCTGGTAGTCGTTAGACTTCTTATTCTGCAGGTCGATACACTGTTGTAGCACAGATACTGAGTAGCGGTCGGTCATGGTATCTCCGATTTAAATTAGATAGCTATTATACCATTATTGTTTGTAAGATGAAACAGAAAGATCGTAGAGTCGACCGATAATTTCTGGATCTTCAATGGTCTTGACTACGTTCATCTTACCAAGATCATACATCCTAGTATCGATCTTACGAGGCCCAAACCCAGTAACTACCGAGTAACAATCTTTGGTAGCTTCATAGATACGAACTGTCTCGTCCGGTGACGTAGGATTGGAAATGAAATAAAGCTTATCTGCATTATCAGCTTTATACCACTGACTCTTCTCGAGAGGCATAGCAAAGTACTTGCGAATAACGGTACGAGTCTTAACTTCTACTTTTAGAGGTCGAGATGCACCAGTCATAGAAGCAGAGATGTCTTTGTGCATGTCATAGACGTTCTCCGACAGGGAGACACGACTATATTCTCCAGTCTCTTGAAGATACTGAAGGACGATCTTTTCGCCAATAGAGCCAGTTTCGAGGATTTTAGATTGTTGATTCATAGATTTCTCCTGATTTTAGATTTGGACGTTATGGATTTTCACGGAACTTTACGTCCACTAAGTCTCCGTGATTATTCCAGTGGGAGGGTGCAACCCAACCAGCTGGTTTAATTAGATCTGGTAGTCCGAGAGGATTAGGACGACCCTCTTTCACTCCAACTTCTTTCTTCATGTTAGCTTCAAGAACTTCGTTCCAAGCCTTATAAGCATCCACGTTATAAGCGTCAAGAGTACCAATAGCAACGACGCATAGATCGATTAGTGCATCGACAACGTCTTCTGGTCCCTGAGCATTCTTCAATTCGTCGAGTTCTTCCTGAAGAAAGTTAATTCGAAACTCAAGAAACTTAGTAAGCTTCTCGGAATCCATCTTCTCCATAGCTTCATGAGCTTTATAGTGAAGATGCATAGTATAGATGTCACGTACCCAATCTTTAGACATTAATCCACTCCGGAGGTTGTCGGTTAGTCCATTTATGCATAGAAGATTTACCGATCTTATAGTAGTTGCGATAATTTGTCAACGGATCATCGCTGATCTTGTATTCGTCAGCCATAGCACTGGGCATAGGAGTCATGTCATAGTCACGAAGATTGTGAGGTGGAGACTGAAGCATGTATGCCAATTGACCGTTACAAGCATGTACTTTCTTGTAGCGATGCATGTACTCGTTCATCAGAGCATAGAAGTGCTCGACAAGCCAGAGATAGTTCTCTACAGAAGCGCGAGTCCAGACTGCAGACGGATGATTCATATGAGTAGCTTTATAGATCACGTTCTCGCGAGCATCATCCAAGATCCAACGCTTGATCTTACGATAACGAGGAGGAATAGATCCGGGAACATAGCGTTCTTCGACAGTCTGTCTGCCGTCTAGGAGGCGATGAGCTGTAGACAGAAGCTGAGCAGACTCCAAGATCATCTTGACTACGTGCTTGTCAACCATCATTTCGGCAGCTTTAGCCGGATCATGATCTAAGTAGAAGATATTCAAGCAAAGACTCCGTCTGATGGTTTAATGTAGATACCACTTATATCACCTTTGCGCCATTTTGTCAACGCATTTTCTCTATGATACCGGTTTGCTTTATTATAGAACAGCTCACCGTCCATGTGGTCCATCTCATGTTGAAAGACTCGAGCAGCCATACCGCGAAAAGTTTCAGATTTGATGTCTCCGTTGGGAGTATTAAATCTTACTCGGATCTCTTCAGATCGTTTAATCTTGACTACTAAACCAGGAAATGATAGACAAGATTCTTCCATAACTGTTGTCTTGTCGTTGTAGTAGACTATACGTGGATTGAAACATACGAAATTCTGTGGATGACCTCGCATAGCAAATACACGATAGGGAATACCTACCTGATTTGCTGAAAGACCAAGACCATTCTGATCGTACATAAACTTGACAAACTCATATGCAAATTCAGCCGGATCAAACGGAGGATTAGTGAAGTCGAACTCTTCACACTTCTTTGTCAGTATCTGGTCGTTCGGTGCTACTAGTTTCATCATCTCTTTTCCTTACAGTCCACTTACCTTCTTTGACTTCCCAGAACAACTCTGTTCCATCACACCATCCCATCTGAGCTAAAGCATCTACCGGTAATGGCATCCAGAGTCCTCCCTTATCGTCTTTCTCCACTTCTACTATCCACTTGGTCATGTTGCTATCCTACTAAAGTTTTGTTTCTTCTCAAACTTGATGACTGACTCGAACTTATCATAAAGCTGATCGCCCTTATGACTAATAATAAACGTATTCGTGTCACCTGTCAAGTTCTTAATGATCTTCAAGAACTCTTCAGTTCCAGTAGTATCTAGTGAACTATCAAAAACTTCATCCATGATAAGTAAGTTAGTAGACACAGAGTTACGAAGACGAGCGACTGCGCGCCAAGTAAACAATATAGCCAGATTGATACGCATCTTCTCACCCTCTGAGAATGAGGCGTAAGAGAACTCGTCTCTAAATCTTGATTTAATCGTTTCATTGAACTCCTCATCGAGCTCAAACTGTACAAAGAAATCAAGAGCGCTAAGATACTTGTTAATAAGCTTATTGATAACTGGTACATATTGCTTAATTATCCTCGCTTTGATGCCGCCGTCTTTCAATAGATGAGAAGCGACTGTATAGATCTGCTTCTGATCCATAGCTTCATTATAGCGCAGAGCGATCTGTTCCATCTCTTCTTCCAGAGCAGTAAACTTCTCTACTTCATCTACGCTATGAGATTCATTGATATTGTCGATCTCTCGCTGCATCTGATTGATATATTTGTTGAGCTGGTCGATGTGATTGTTGTTCTTAGATATTTCTACTACCAGATCTCTTACTTTATTATTGATACGATTGATCTCAAATATCTTGTTCTTATGTTCTTCGTACTTCTCTTTGAGAATAAGAAGTTTATCTTTGGATTCATCGAGATCTTTTGTCTTGTTCTCGATCTGTTTGTTCTTAAGTTCTAATGAAATGGCCTGAGTACACGTAGGACAATCATCATGATTGGAGAAGAACTCAATATCATTGTTGTAGATTGCGATGCTTGCTTCAAGCTTATGCTTCATACGACCGATCTTGTCGATCATCTTCTCTACTTCTTCTACGTCTTTGGTCTGTGCAGCCAGATCTTCTGCTTCTTTCTTAAGAAGATCAGTATGAACCTTTATATCTTCGATCTTTATATTAGTCTCTTCGATTAGATTCTTTTTCTCTTCAATGAGCTTTTCATTGGTACTCTGCTTCTCTTTCAAGTGTTCCTGAATGAGCTTCATCTTTTCAGTGACTACCTTTTGATCAGATGCGATGTCAACCAACTCACCGTTGTTTTGCTGCATCTTATCCTTCAAGATGGAGTTCATGGTAGTAAAGATCTGAAGATCAAGTAGATCTTCTATGACTTCTCTACGCTGAGCTGCTGGGAGCTGCATGAATGGAACGAAAGAAGCAGATCCAAGCATAACTACTTGACAGAAGGACTTGTAATTTAATTTCAGTACTTGCTTCTCAAGCACTTCCTGATAGTCTCGCATCTCTGCAGACTGATTGATCAAGTTGCCGTTCTGATACACTTCGAAGAAGTTTGGCTTCTGACCTCGAATGATCTTGTATTCTATCTTACCTATAGCAAACTCGATCTCTACCATCATGTCTTTGCGAGTGATGGTATTGACCAGCTGAGGTTTGTTTACTTTACGAAACGGCTTACCAAAGAGAACGTATGTGATAGCGTCGAGGATGGTAGACTTACCAGCCCCGTTCTCGCCGACGATGAGTGTGTTGGTAGACTTACACAAGTCTATCTCTGTGAAGATGTTTCCCGTAGAGAGAAAGTTCTTCCAGCGCAGCTTTTTAAAAGTAATCATTCTATTGTCAGTGCTTCCTGATATAGGTCGACTATAGTCTTCTCAAGCTTATTAGTATCGATCTTCTCGTTATCAAGTTGGCCGATGTACTTCTTAAAGATCTGCATCGTAGACTCAGCTTCGTTGACGATGTTATCATCTTCTTCTAGATCCATGTGATGGTGATCTTCTACGATCTGCATTTCGATGATGCCAGTTTTTTCTAGTTCTTCAATAAACTTATCAAATCTGTAGGGGTTAGTCTTGTTGGAGACTATGACTTTAATGATCTTGTCTTTGAATGCAGACAAGTCTAGACCTTCGGGTTCGTTACCTATCGTAGCATCGTCATACCAAACTTTACCAAACATCTTATACGGATTCTCAATAAATGTCAACTCCCTGGTTTCCGTATCCAAGATGTGAAAGCCTCTAGGATCATCATAATCGCTCCAAGTAAACTCAGCGTGGCTACCCAGATAGTGTATAGTACCATCAGAGGAATGATGATGATAATGCCCACTAAGCACGAGATCAAAACGATCAAAAAGGGAACGATCATCTCCATGAGAAACCATAGATCCTCGGTACATCTCGAACCCCGCGAGCTCCAAGTGGCCCATGACGATTTGAGCTTGCGTAGAACGGATCGCGTCGAGGGAAAGCTTTCTGTTTTCATCACAAATCCAAGGTGTTAGAAGGATGGAAGTATTTTCAAAGTCTACTTCTACTGGATGATGATCATAGATCTTAAACGTATGATACTTTCCAGCTACGAGTTCTCTGAGTGCATTGACTTGATTGGTGTTCTTAAAGTAAGTATCGTGATTACCGGCAATGAAGTGAACGTTCAAGCAACGATGATACAACGGAAGAAGAAAGTCTTCTCTTAGCCGCCTTGCAGTGTTAATATTGATATACTTGCGGCGATCAACGAGATCGCCAAGGTGAACCACAGTATGTATATCGTTACTATCAATGTATGGCAAAAAGACGCTATCCAAGAACTTTTTGGAGTTGTCCATAAACGAAAGATTGTCATTACGTACTCCCCAATGAGTATCAGTTATCAATGCAATTTTCAAGAGCAATACTCTCTAGTTACTTTCCAAGCTGGAACTCGCTTCTTCTGTTCGTTCTTAGCCTTAGTAATAGTTTCATTACAAAAGTCACGAACTGCTTCGAGACGCATGATATAGTTCTGCAACTCGTTGTCGCGAGTCGTAGGATCGTTGATCTTATCTGCAATATCTTGTATGTTAACTGGCACTAGGTGCATGTTCTTCTTCAGCATCGTCGTCTTCCTCTAAAAACTTTTCAATACCTGTTTTGTTCTTCTTAACAGCTTTTACTCTAGATAGTTTCTCTTCAAAATTCTTAATAAGTTCAGAAGAGTACTCGTTGTGAGTCTTTGTGCCGGTCATTGCACTCTCTTCGATCATCTCATCCAATAGATTAGTGTACTCGAAGTTCTTATGTTTTATATAGGTCTGCTTCTTCTCTTTTTGAATACGTCTAATGAACGCATACCAAGCGATCTGAGTAAAGTAAGCAAATGGGTTACTAGACTTAGAAGGATCAAAGTTATGTGCACCGATGACACAGTTCTCAATAGCGTCTGCGATCATCTCGTCTTTATATGAGTATCCGATGAAATTAGGCTTGGTGGCTAAGTTGTTGCATATCAACAGAAAGCACTTACCTACGTAGTTCGGGATCTGAGGAAGAGCTCTTTCTTCTTTCTTCGCCAGATCATATGAACTCTTATACTTGACCATCTCTTCGAGAAGAGTCTTGTTATTAACGTAATGCTTAGCCATTATGCCCCTTTTAAGTTTACCGGATATAGCTTGTAATCAAACTTTTCCTCATTGTATATCTTCATACGTTCAACGAAGTGTAAGATAGTAAAGTTCTTTCTAGTCTTCCAAGTCAGATCGTCCGCGATGTCAAATAAGACAGCGCTATCTTTACTGTCTGACTTACGTAGTCCGCGGCCAATTGACTGTAGATTTCGTATCTTGGATTTTGAAGGACTAGCAAATATAATGTTATGCAAGTTACGAATGTTAACACCTGTGGAGAAAGTTCCATAGCTAGCGACGATAATCGCATTTGGTTCTTTCTCAACGATGTGACGAATCTGTTCACGTTCATCGCCGTCTACTCCACCATGTACAAAGAAGACGGGTCTGTCCTCGTCTTTCAGCATATCATACAGTATCTTACCATGCTTTTCTACGAATTGAAACAGCAAAAGCGTGTTTCCTTTCAGAGAAAGTGCAAGATTTTTAATAAACTTGTTTCTAGCCTCATTTCGTACCAGAAAGTCCATCTCAGCTTGATAGTCTGCGTTCTTGAGCTGCTGTCTAACAGAATCTGGATACTTAAGTATGATAGCCTTGATCAAGAAACTAGCTAAGTGTTTCTGTTCGATCAATTCGGAAGTGGATGTAACTCTTCGCACGACACCAAACAGACCCTCAAGGACGAGTTTGTGTGTTTGTGATCCATCCAAAGTACCAGTGAAACCAAAGCGATGTGAGCAACCGCCAAGCTTAGACATAATGCTCGTAAGAGATTTAGCTTTGAACAGATGCGCTTCATCGCCTATGACCACATCAAACTGTTCGAAATACTCTTTAGGAAGCTTATATATCGACTGCCAGGTTGAGATGGTAATTGGTTTATCTGTTTGTTTATCCTGACCTGAATAGATTCGATGAACGAAAGCATCAGATACAAAGCCATAGTCGGCAAAGTCAGAAGCAAGTTGACTAACCAGAGAAGTAGTTGGAACAATAATAAGAGTACGTGCATTGTAGTACCTCGTTATCAGATATATGATGAATGACTTACCTGAAGCAGTCGGTGACAACATGAGAGCACGCTTGTGTCTGACTGCATGAACGAACGCTTCGACTTGATAGTCTCTGCGTTCAAATCTATCGGGAATTCCCAATGTATCGATGAAGTCGTTGGCTTCTTTGATAGAGAACTCTTCAAGAGAGTTGTCGTAGTTATACTCGACCTGATAGTTACGAGACTTAGCAAACTCTTCTACGTACTTATTGAGACCGGCATAGATATGACCAGACATGACGTTGAACAGTCTGATCTTACCGTCCCAGAACTTATTACGTACAGCAGGCATGAACTTAGCGCCCGGTACTTCGAACGTAAAGTGATCGTTCAGTTCGTAGGCTATTCCAGGATCACACTTGAGCTTGTTGTAAGCTTCGTCTACCTTCTCTATCTCTATGATGTCCATCACGCTCCCATAGTAAACTTATGCCAGTCGATAGCTGCTTTGATCTGAAAGCCTCTATTAGTTAGGCTCTTGATGATAGACTCTAGCAGTTCGACTTTCTCTTGTTGATAGCCTATCTTGAGAGACAGGTCGATGATGTCTTGATCGCCGTCTAAGTACATGCTAACTTCTTGTTTCAGGATCATACCACGAGCTGGAATAGTCCAACCCTTCTCTTGTGACTCTTTCGAAGGACCCTGAGTATAAAACTCGTACTTAGATAGCTTCAGCTGCTTGAGTTCAGCCTCATACTTACGAAGTAAGAGCTTTTCTGAGCTGTAGACTTGAAAGTATTTATGATGCAGTTTTGGAATCTTTATGGATTCGTCTCCAAGAGACGTCATATCGATATCGGAATCTTTTTTCCACTCAGAATAGATCTCGTCCAGTTTCATTACAAATCTCCACTATTGATCTAATCATACCACAATCTGGGAGGTTTGTAAACTGTTAAGTTATCTTTCTGATGTCAAAAAGTATATACTTGAAAGTAGCAGTAGCTGTTACGTACTGAACGTCTTCAAGAGTAGTATCGAAGTTGATCTCTGAGATGTCAGTAGGAAAAGCATTACGAAAAGTAATCTCGAAGTTAGGTCTCTTACTAGCATTAAGAGCTAGAACTACTATATCGGAATGAACTCCGTTACCGGTATATTCCGGTTCTCTGGATAATACCTGTCTCTCTTCGAACTTCTCAGGAAAGCCAAGAGAACGAATCCAGTTATGGACTTCTAGATAGTTAGCGAAGTCTTCGTCTACTTTGAAAGTAACTTGCAAGTCTCCGTACTGGACTTTATTACCAGGATCTGGAATGTAGTTGAACATAGTAGGGATTTCAGCTACCGGAAGAGTGAGTGAAGGAATGTTCAGCTTCTGAATAAAGAAGTTAAGATGTGGAGCTCTCTTCAGCTGGAACTGGAAGTTCAGCGGACTCAGAAAGTTCTTATTACTTGGAGTGTTGTCTATGGCTGTCATTAGTCTTTTTCGCTGTGGTGCATCATGTCTTGCATGATCTTGAGGTGCTTGCTCTCGTCCGGCTCGTGCTTCTGAAGCTTCTTCTTAAGAGTACTAAACGTGCGAGTAGCCGCGGCCTTATGCATTCCTAGACCACTCTCATAGTGCTTCTTACTAGCATCCATGTGGCGAAGATGAGCATGCCAGACTTCCCTATGGACTCCAGCTGGTGGCTGGCTGCTCTCGTTGAACTTAATGAAGGACTTCATTAGACAGTCTCCGTTACTGCTATTATTTATATCTGCCAGCCATAGATTCATTATACCAGATTCTTGATCATATGTACATGCCAAAAAAAGGGGGATCCGAAGATCCCCCAGATTTGCGGCTTAAACCGACTTCTTCCTGAATCACATCAGGTTGTTGACGATAACGCGACGATAGTAAACGTTAGTCGACAGAGCAAGCTCGCCAGCACCCTTGACCAGACCCTCTGCGAATGGGTTTGCAACCATTCCGTAACGAGTCTTAAAGCCAATCTTAGGCTGGAAAGTAGCCTGGTCAACTGCACGAACCATCTGCAGCGGAACGTATGGGCAGTAGAAGAGACCAGCGTCGAATGCTGAAGATCCCTTATAGCCTACTGTCAGGTAGTTACCACCGAGAGCGTATGGGTCGATGTAGACGCGGAAGCGACCGTTGAGGATACCAGCGAAAGTGTTACCAGTATCGTCTACAGCGAGGTTGTTGCTGTTAAGAGCAGGAGTGTAGTCAAGAACACCGGCCATCTGCAGAGCTGACGCAACGTCAGAAGAGCAGATAACGATGTTACCCTTACCGCGACGAGTCTGCTTAGCAATCTGGTTAGCTTCGCGCTCGAGCTGGAACATAAGACCCTTGAACTTCTCAACTGACCAACGGCCGTTTGAGTCAGTATCGAGGTCGAATACGCCGGCAGTAGTGACGTTGTCCTGAGCACCAGCAACAGCAGTGATGTTGATAGTACGAACGACTTCACGGTTGATTTCTGCAAGGATTTCAGCCGAAAGGATGTTCGAAAGCTCAGTCTCAGCGTCAAGGCCGTGAATTGCCTTAAGATCCTGAGCGAGTTCCATAGTGTACTCTGCCTTCAGAGCACGTGACTTAGCAGTAACAGTGACCTTCTCGATCGAGAATGCCATCTGACCGAAGTCGTTGCCGCTGTCAACGCCGAGAGCTTCAGCAGTTGCAGTCGACATACCAGTACCAGTGTTATAAGTGTTAACAGCAGTAAGTGGTGTAGTGTTAGTTGCGCCAGGAATAGTACCAACGAACTTCTGACCGAATGAGTTAGCGCCAGAAACTACTGAAGAGAACGCAGTGTTAACTTCGTTGTAGAAAGTTTCGTTTGCCTGAGTACCACCGAAGTCGGTAGAAGAAGTACCGTTACCCTGGTTGTTGTACTTCGAACGCATTGCGAAGATGAGGCCAGTTGGGCCAGTCATTGGCTGAACGCCGCAGATGTCATAAGCAATGAGGTTAGGCATTGCACGACGAACGAGCGAGATCAACACAGGGTCGAAGGTGTCGATACCGCCAGTACCGGCAGTAGATGACGAACCACCCATGTTGTTAACTGGAAGAGCCGAAGCTGTTTCAGTCAGAGTCTGGAAGTCGCCGTGAGCAGCTGACTCACGAAGAGCGCGCTGTGTATTCTCGAGAACGACTGCAGTTACAGAGCGACGAGTCTGGTCCTGGATTGCTGGTAGATCAGCATGCTCCAGAATCGGCTGCCACTTCTTTTGGATTTCCTCAGCTAGATACATTAGTTGTCTCCCTGGCTATACTGGGTGTGT